AGACCAAGCCATTGATGATGGTCAATTAGAATTCGTAGAAGAATTATTAGAATGTACAAACATAAATTATGACAGCAAACAGTATAACAAAAGACAATCAAGCAGAGAACGGAATAGACGAGCAGCCGTTAGAGTTAACGATAGCACCAAAGAGACTCTGTAATAACTTACCTGCTATAAAACTTATGAAAACTAAGAAAACAGCTTATGGGACTACTGTGGTATACGGTAGGGATTATGACACCATTTGTAACGTTTGTGGTAAAAGTTTTAGAGAACACGAAGCTATTAGTAAGGTGCTCAGGGGGTAATCTCGTATATAACAATATAGACAATGGTAATAAAGATAAAAGCAAAAGACGAGTTAAATCTTTACAAGAACTACATACATTTTTTACATCCTTTACTTAAAGTAACGCCACAAGAACAGGATGTTCTGGCGCATTTAATGATGATGTACAATAAGATAAAGAAGGATGTGAAGCGTGTAGAATACGTAAACAAGTTATTGTTTACTACTGAAAATAGAAGTAAGATATCAGAATTACTGGATATGAGTAAAATACGATATGACGGCATAATTGGTAAGTTGAGAGGTATGGGTTTGGTTAAGGACAGAGTTCTTAATAGTAAAATCGTACCTGTTGTAAAAAATAATAGCATAGAGGTAAGTGTAGTTATAAGTGGACAGCAAGACAAGTAAAGAGATAATTAAGGAGGTAGCGGAAGAACTAGACCTCCCAGAAATTGAGGTTAGGTTGGTAATTGAATCAGCATTTAAATCATTGAAAGAAGATATGGCTAGTGTAGATTTTAGAGCAATTAAAACCCAAGAAGATTATGATAAAGTTTTAAAACGAACTGGGCTTAATTTGCTCGGTTCGTTTAAATTAAAGAAAAAAAATTACGTAACAAAGCATATATTATGACAAGAAAAATTAAATACAGACCGTTATTTGATAACATGATTTTAACGGCAGACCGAAAAGTGTTTACAGCGAGTGGGATATACTTGGCTGAAGATATACATGGCAAAGGAGCATTAAAGACTACCCAAACAGTATTACGTGTTGGTGAGAACGTACCCGAATACATACAAGCAGGTACGGTTGTTGAAATGAATTTAGAAACATTTCCAAAGAAACGAACACCTGCAAAACACGATACTGGCCCTGATACTTATTCGGTTTTACCACCCTTATATGAAGACGAGGAAGGAAAAGAATTTATGATTGTAGGCCCTAGAAATCTATTGTATGTAATAGAGAAGTAAGATGGAGCTATTTAAATACAACAATATGGAAGTCCAATTAGACCCCAAAGCTTTATTTATTATTGCTTTTAAGGATGTTTGGAAAAAGTATAGAAACAAAGAAACTGCACTAGCAGAATTTTCGTACATATGGTTTGTAGGCTCTTATACATCGGACTTTTCCAGCATATTAGACCCAATACTTAGAAGAAAAGAAGTTGTGGACAATGTTTATGGTGGTAATACGGGTAAACTTAAATTAGATGACAAGACTGAAATAGCGATAAAGAAGCTGGAGGAATTACAAAGCACTCCAGCTTTATCGTTTTTAAAATCATCGTTAGATGGATTACAAAAGATAGAAGAACTAATAAACGATACGGCAGTGATTACAACAAAGGAAGGTGAAGGATTGGTTAATTTAATAACTAAAGTACCAGCCCTTATTGTATCATTAGAGGAATTAACAGAACGTATTCATAAGGAAGCCGCCGAAGGTTCTAAAATAAAAGGTGGTCGTAAAAAAGGAATATTTGAAGATGATAAATAAATATAATACAGACCCAACTATATACGATAAAAAATTAAGTAAAGAACCATATGCTAATTTGCTGGAAACATTGGAGGCTATTCCATTGCTTACTCATATGATTAACATTAAACGTAAAAAAGCTAAAGACTTACCTAGAGATAAAGAAAATAAAATAATAGTAGAACTACCTAATATCCATATTTTAGAAGATATGGATTTTTTTCGTCAACGAGCAATATTCTTTCAAAAACATGGTGTGTATACTAAATTATTTCCAAATTCAAATAAAAATTCTCAATATTATAAATTCTGGGAGGAAGAAGCTAGGCGGTGTAAGGAGGGTTACATACGACAATCAGACGGCGAATGGATATCTGGGTACTTTTATTTTTATTTAAACTATTCACCTATTATGAAAACTATAGCAATAGGTGATACAAGCGGAGAATCAATAAAGGCAGAACGCGAATATGATTTTCCAGATGTATGGGATGGTGATTATATGTTTTTTCATTACGTAGATAGGGCTTGGGAATCTGGCGCTAGATATGGAACAGTGTTAAAAGCAAGAGGTAAAGGTTATAGTTTTAAAGCTGGGTCTATGCTGGTTCGTAATATGGTATTCTATCCTATGTCGGTCTCTTACGCTATGGCATCCGATACAGAATATTTAGAAACTGACGGTGTATTGAATAAAGCTTGGGATTCGTTAGATTGGATTAACGGTAAAACCGCTTGGGGTAAAATGTTCGGTAAGGATACTATGATGCATAAAAAGTTTTCATATAAAGATATGGACACTGGGGCAGAACTAGGATATAAATCACAAATAATCGGAGTTACATTAAAAAACAATCCGTCTAAGTCTAGGGGTAAACGTGGAAAACTGATTTTGTGGGAGGAAGCTGGTTCATTTCCAAACTTATTAAAATCATGGAAAATTGCTCAAAAATCATTAGAAGATGGTAATAGAACTTTTGGTTTTATGTTAGCCTTTGGTACAGGGGGTGATAGTAGTAGTAATTTTATGTCATTAGAAGAATTATTTTATAAACCAGAAGGATACAGAGTGTACCCAATGGTTAATATGTTTGATATTAATGCATTGAATTCAGTATGTGCTTTTTTTGCTCCTGACTATTTAAATAGAGCGGATTGTTATGATAAGAATGGAAATTCGGATGTTGTTAAAGCAGTAATGGAAGTTGTCGAGAGAAGGTTTGTTATTAAATATAACACTTCTGACCCTAATGCCGTCACAATGGCGAAGGCTGAAGAGCCGTTTACCCCGCAAGAAGCAACAGCTAGAGTTACCCATAGTTTATTTCCAATAGGGGAATTAAAAGAAACTTTAGCAGAAATAAAACCTAACGAAGAAACCTTTTTATCAAGTCATTATGTTGGTGAACTCGTATATACAGATGTAGATAATGTTAGTTGGCATCTTGACAGTAGTCTTCATGCTTTGCGAGATTATCCAATAAAAGATACAAATATTTCGGGAGCATTAGAGATATTTGAGTTACCTAAAAAAGGAGATAGTGAACGTCCAGCTAGAGGTAGATATATTATAGGGGTTGACCCTGTTGATGCCGATACTGGAACTTCTATGTTTAGCTTTTTTGTATTTGATTTATTTATGGACAATGTTGTTGCAGAATTTACAGGCAGGAAACCTACTGCAAATCAAAACTTTGAAGTATTAATAAAGGCTTCTTTATTTTATAATGCTAAAATAAATTATGAGAATAACCTAAAAGGTTTATTTTCTTATTTTGACCATAAAAATTTATTGTATTTGTTGATGGATACTCCTCAAATACTCAGAGACCAAGAACTTATAAAACAAATAGGTTATGGAAATAAAGCACACCCGTATAGTGAATACATATATACCCCTAGAGGCAAGAAGCAATGGGGAGATATACAAATAGGAGATGTTATTTTCGGAGATGACGGTAAACAAACTAACGTTATTGACATCCCGTTTGATGATTATACTGATATTTATAAAATAACATTATGGGATAAGCGTATTGTTTACGCATCTGAAAATCATTTATGGAAGATAAATAGAGATGGTTACAAAGGTTTACGAAAATATACAACAAATGAATTGTTAAGTATATACAAGAGACCAAAAAGAAATAATGAAAGGGGTAAAACATATACGATGAATACTTGTAGTATTCCAGTAAACAAGCCTATTAATTTTAAAAAAATAAAAACTCCTATTGACGCATATACATTAGGTTTAATATTAGGTGACGGTTCAACTAAAGGAAATAAAGGAAATAGGATTAGGTTTACTTCTAATCTACAAGATGTTGAATTTTATAAAAAAGAAATACCTTATAGTTTTACAACACCGTCTGATGATAGGCATATGTATATAAAAATTAAAAATGGTAGTGGGTTGTTAAAAGATTTAAACCTTTCTAATAAAACATCAATTAATAAGTTTATACCAAATATATATAAGTATAATACTATAAATACTAGATTGGCAATATTGCAAGGACTGTTCGATACAGATGGTCACATCGAAAGTAACGGATTTCCTAAATATTCTACTATATCTGAACAATTAGCTGACGATGTTTTATTTATAGCTAGAAGTCTAGGATATAACGCTAAAAAATATGAAAACAAAGCTGGTTATAAAAAAAACGGAGTATACATAAAATGTAATAACGTATATAATATAGTGGTATGGACTACTTCTAAATTGTTCAAATTACCTAGAAAATTTAATAAGCAATCTAATTTTTCTAAAGGTAGAGGTAGAGCTAGACTAAAAGGAATGACTATAAGTAATATAGAATTTTCACATAGAGAGAAAGCTAAATGTATAACTGTAGATAATAAATCTAATTGTTATTTGATTAATGATTTTATAGTTACACATAATTCAAAAGGGACACCTGCAAATAAAGGGGTTAATCTTTGGGCTAGAAAACTATTTGCTGATTGGTTGTTGACAGCACATCAAGTGGATGATGAAACTGAGGTATTAAACATAAAAAGATTAAGAAGTATAGGGTTATTAAAAGAAGCATTATATTGGAATATAGATGGTAACTTTGATAGAATATCAAGTATAGGGATGGTTATGGTAGCTAGGGAAGAGTTGTATAAGCAAACTAGAGTACAAAAAGAGGGAGGGCCAACTTATGATGTAGACCCGTTCTTAGAAATGAATTATAAGGGACAGTATGATGATGTTATAAATTTTGAATAATGGAAGATATTAAAATGCCTCGACAGAGGTTGAGTAAAAAGAAAAAAGGAAAAGCTTGGAGAAAGCAGAACTTAGATTCAGTAGACTCTAATTGGGGGATGTATAATAACACACTAGTAAGGGATTATTATAGAAATAAAATAATTAATCAAAACTTATATGAAGGGAATGTGTCGAGGGATGACATGTCTAAATACCTAAACCCTTATGGTATAGTTGGTTTACAGGTTAGTAAAGAGATAGGTCATCACAACATTATAGTACCTAAGATTGACTTGCTAACAGGAGAAGAGGCTAACAGGGATTTTGATTATACAGTTATTGTAACAAACCCGTCGGCTCTTAGTGATAAACAATCAGCTAAACAAAACTATATAATAGATGAAGTTAGCAAAATTATATTAAACAACAATATATCTGAAGAAGAAGTTAAAGGAAGATTAGAGGAAATAACAAAGTTTTCTAAGTATTCCTTTAAAGATATAAAAGAAATTACAGCCAATAGATTATTGAGACATTATTCATTAGAGCAGAACTTTGTTAATACGTTCACTAATGGATTTAAAGATGCTTTAGTGATAGGCGAAGAGATATATGAGGTATCTGTATTAGATTCAGAACCTTATTTGAGAAAATTAAACCCACATAAAGTGTTTACTGTTAGAGATAATACCTCATCTAGAATTGAGGACTCAGACATTATAATCATTGAAGATTATTGGAGTCCTGGGAAAATATTAGATGTATATTACAAAGATTTAAAACCTTCTGATTTAGATAGGTTAGCCGATGCTAAAGATTGGACTGGTGAAGACGGCAGGTATGACCCTACAA